AAGGTCGTAAAATGTTCGGCTTTATGGGTTTTAATGAATTAGGTTTAATGCCTAAAGTTTCAAAGCCAATAAGACAGACAGAGGAAGAAACCTTAGAACTACCAGAGGATTATTTTAATAAATTAACAAAAGGAGAGAAATGAAAGTTAAAGAGTTAATTAAATTATTAAAACAAGCACCGCAAAATATTGATGTTAATGTTTATAACCATGACAAAGATAATATTGAAGAAATTAATTGTGTATGGATACCAAATAAAGAAGATATGAATAATAATTGTGAAGTGCAATTAGAGATAAGTAAGGGAGAATAATAATGACAAGAAATAAATTTGGACTCCCTTATATTTTTGATTATGTAAAAAGACAAGATCAAAGAAGGCTAGACAATCTTGATTATATGGTTAAGAATTGTCCTCATGATTTCAAAAAAATCTGGACTAGCAAAAGGAAAGAACTCAAGGAACAAATTGAAAAAAGAAGACGTAAAAGCCTTAACTAAGGAGCAGCTTAAGGATCTTAAAGAAAAGATGTTAATATCAATTCTAAGGGGTTCTATGGCTTGTAATGGGGTATATTTTAACAGATATAAGAACTTTAAAGGAAAGGATAAATTATTATGTCAGAAGATTTTAAGATAGAAAAAAACATACCAATCGTAAAAGATTCAAGAAAAGGAGGTAAATTAACTAATCCATTATATTTAATTGCTAAAAAAATGGAAATTGGGGATAGTATTAGATTTCCTTTGCCAGAGTTTGCTCATGCAAATTATGTAAAAAGAGATGAATATACTGATGAAGAATGGGATGATACACTTAAAAAACAAGCTAATTTTAATTATTGGAGTAATGCACCAAAAACTTTAAGAAGATATTTAATAGAACTTCATGGAAAAGGTTCTGTTGCAGAGAGAAATTTATGTAATATTCCAGAAGAAAAAACAAATGAATCTGGTGTAAGAGTTTGGAGGATAAAATAATATGATTGAAACAATCATAGCAGTAGAGATTGCATTATTGATTTTTTATTACACAATCAATTAATGAATGAATATTT